GGATGGTGAATGCGTTCTGTCCATCCTCACCCAATTCCCCAAGCATAGGGGCGTACTTGTCGTAGACCTCATGCGCCAGGTCGCTGTAGTCAGACTTAGGTCGCCCTGTGTCGGCGTTGAGCTCGTAGGTCTCCTTGAGCCTAATCTCCACCTCCGACTTATAGAGGCCGGCGAGACGCTCACCCAAGACCTTGTCGTACCACTTGCGCCAGAAGGGGTCTGCGTTCTTGGGGAGCCCGTCTTTACGGAGATTAAGGAAGGTCTGCCTTAGCTCCTTTGTGCTCTCATCGAAGACTTTAGCGCGGAGATCAGACTCTGCCTGCACCTCTCCAGGGCCTGGGCTGGGAGAGATCATCCGTGCATCAGGACTTGATTCAGGGGCAATCCCCTTCTCAACCATCTCCCTGAGCTCTTCATCAGAGATGGCCCAAGCAGCTGCAGCAGCGTCAACCTTCGCCTTCTCCTTGTCATCCTTGCGCTGCATCAACCCCCACTTGGTGAGGTTCGAGGCCATCGCCTGGAGCTCAGAGACGGTTGGATCCATCCTCGGCAAGGGCAGACGAGGATCGTAGTAAGTCGAGACAGGCGCAGCGCGAGGTGAGGGGATCACGCTGGGGAGCGGGTCAGGTTCTCGTCTTGCCATCAGGAGGTCAACTGGTGTTGGAGTAGGGCACCTTCAGTGGCGATGCGCCCAAGGGATACAATGAAGTTCGGGACTTCCATGGGGGTGTAGACACCTCGGAGCTCTTGGCCTGCTCGACCGGCCCGGAGGCCCTCCATGGCCCTCTGTGATTGCCTCTCGCTCCACTCGAGCCCACGCTCAGTACCGAAGCGGTATGCCAGTTCCTGCCTCTCTACATCCTGATAGGCAGCCCTAAGGCTCCCACCACCCATACCACCTGCGGTAGTTCTGAGCGTTCCTGCAGCCTTCATGGCCCGCTTGGAGACCTCATGCATCTTTGCTGCAGCAGCATCACGCTCCTGCATGAGACGCTCATTCACAGCCATAGACTGACTGTTGAAGGAGTCCTTAGCGATCTCAGTGTTACGGTCCTGGATCTTCTGCTGCTGATCGTTCACAGCCCTGGCGTACTGGGCCTGCTGGATGACGCCCAGAGTCGAGCTCACCATGCTGGCTACGACCAGTGCTTCTACTCCGCACATATTATGAACTCCAGGAAGGGACGCTTCTCAATACCGAACTCAGGGTGACGGTGGGTGAAGTTGGCACCAATAGATCGAAGCCAACGGATGGACTCTGTGTGCCGCTCATCGACGTAGTTGTAGACTGAGTCATAGCCGACACACAGTTCCTTCAAGTACTCACGGGAGTACCTGACGAATCGCTTGCGGAACTTGTCCACAGCGTCTGTGCCTAGCATCCAGATGCACCCGTGCCCAGGGTCACTGAGAATGTCGGACACACCAAAGATGAGTGCTGGATCCCCCTTGTAGAGGACAACGAAGCAAGCTCGAGAAGCCTGCCTTGAACACTCGACAGCCTCCAGAGGACCCCAGCCGTATGCGGAGTAGACCTCCTGCCTGTCAGCCTTTCGGAGGTTCCTTGCGAGATAGATCGAGTCCAGGTCCTGAGCGGGCCTGATCTCTATATCGCGTATCTCGCGCTCTTGGAATTGTACAGGGCAGTCCACTCAACCCCCAGGAGGTTAGAGGGTAGAGGCGAGTCATTCTCGATGTAGACCTTCAGGTCCTCAGCCTTGCCAATAAGACCGAACCTACTCCTGCCGTCCTTGAGGCCTTCAGGCTTTCCTAGGACTGTAGTAGTGAAGGGCTGGCTAGTTGCATCCCTGTGCTTCGGCTTGACGATGACCCTGAAGTACCCAGTGTTGTCGAACATGATCATCCCATGCCTCAGGTAGTACTCAGCATCAGCCACTACAGACTTGCCTCTCTTTGTTGCTGAGTTCTCCTTGAGGTTGATCTCACTGAACTGGTGCTGCATCAAGTACTTCTCTCCAACCCAGAACGGTGTAGTTGAGAGGTCTCCCTTCACCACAATGCTGTTGGTGGACGCAGAGTCCAAGCCATACACAATTCCAGCCTGGCGGTTGTAGTCCTCGATGACATCGTTCTTGAGGAGTTGAGCTCCCCAGAGGACCACAGTCTTAGCTGTGGGGTTGGCCGATGGGTAGATTGTCATTCGAGTACCAGTGACTATGTACCCGCTCCCATCAACAGCGAAGTACTTCAGGGTGCCTTTGATCCTCCACCACCCATCCTCAAGGGTCACTCCCAGGACGCTGGCATCGTACTCACCAAGAGGCCCCTGAGACATTGAACCAGTCAGACTCAGCACACCCGTCGAGGTGTCCATGCTGAACTCCACCTTCTCGATTGTCGTTGCCGTCGCTACGTTGTAGAGCTCTAGAACAATCTTGGCCGGCAGAGTCGATGTGTCCTTCTGGATGTGGACAGACCAAGTGTAGTAGTCATCTATGACTGCAGCTTGAGCTACCTCCTGCTTGATGTGGTCTGAACCTGATCCACTTGAGGCGGCAGAGTCAGCTGTAGTCTCGCCATCAGGAGCTTCAGTGCTGTTCGATGTGACAGTCACTCCAGATGCAGTCCAGGCTGAGAAGTCCTCCTCATTAGACATGAGGTTGAATGCGTCACTCTTCCCATTCACCGCCCGGCTCACGACCTGATAGGTCTCGTTAGGGTCCTGGTTGTAGGGCAGAGTGACTGTGGTCTGATCGTTAGCTAGGGAGTAGGCAACAGTGCAGTCTGTATCCTTGATCCTGCGGTCCAGGGCTACCCTGAACGTACTGTCTGCATCCACGATCCCTGACCCAAAGGTCATCTTCTCAAGGAAGACTCCCTCCTCTGAGCTCGAAGACCTCTTGACCATGAGGTAGAGGTTCTCCTCAATAAAGTCAGCCCAGAGGATCGTAGTGTCTGCGCCAAAGACGAACCTCTGCCAGGCGCTCTGGATCCTTTGCTTGCCCTGCTCGAAGTAGGACATGACATACAGGACGTTGGGCCTGTTACTCGAAGTCGCTACCAGGAGGGACTCTGTGGTGGAACCTGAGAGAGTCCTGATCTCACCGTCCATGTACCGAGGAACATGCTTGGTAGCGTCAAGAACCTCCACGCTGGTTGGGGATTCACCCGTGGGATACATCTCGAGGATGCGTCCATAGCTCTCGGTCTTGAATGGGAAGAAGATCGAGTTACCTGAGCTCACCCCTCCAACCGTGATGGAGTTCTCATACTCCGCAGTCGTGACCACCGTTGTGTTTGATGGGGTCATGGGGGACTGGTTGATGACGAACTGAGTCCTGTCACTGAACAGGTACAGGCGCTGGTTGAACGGGATGGCGTGGTTCAACAGCGAGACCCTGGTGTGACCTACACCGATGTCGATGACATCTGAGTCCACCAAAGTGAGCACCGTAGTCCTCCAGAAGTTCCCATAGAGGCCCGTCTCACTCATGATCACGTTCTGATCAGAGAGAAGACCCAGCCTGTTCTGGTGCAGGAAGAGCCCCCGGATCGTCTTACCTACGAAGGTAGGACTGGGGTTGGTCTCAGCATCGCCGGCCACCCGATCAGTCCAAGTGAAGGGAGCCCAGGTGAAGTACTTGGCGCTTGGGGTACCTGTGACAGTCCCGCTTACATCATCAAACTTCCTCACCAGAGAGTGAGGCATAGTGTCTGCATCGAGGCCTGTGTTGATCCCAGGCGCAGCACACTCTTCCCAACGGCCAGGCCCAAAGTCGGAGCTCACCTCAGCTGCGAACTTCAGGTAGTAGTCATCCTGGTTCGAAGACTTCTCTCCGTTGACCTTGATGACATGCCCGTCCTGGCAAGTCAGAGGCAACTCTGTGATCGCGTCAACACTGCGGTAGATCCTGCGGAGGTAGGTGTTACCTGCGGAGTCCTCAACCCGAATGCTCTCTATGGTGCCTGAGGAGGGCTCTAGCTTGACCGTGGAGTCCTGAGCCGTAGCGGTCCAGTTAGTGAGAGCGTCGAGGTCTGAGGCTAATTGAGAGGCTAGAGTAGAGGTTTTGAGTGAGTTCTTCTCAGTCTCTGAGTCGTTAGTGATCACTGTCTGACTCCAGCCTCCAGTCAGGCCACCCTGAGCGGGCGCAGTGTCGAGGACTAGGCGCTGGTCAAGCCCCTCATGATCACAATCGACGTAGAAACTGTCTCCGCTACCCGAGGTGCTCACACCCTGAATGCCGCCAATTACGGCCCTAAGGGCGTTCCCAATCTCGGTTGTGGAGGGTGTGCCATCACTGTAACTGTATGAGAACGTAGTACCGAGGACGGATCCGCTCCAGTCCCCTTCAGACGCCGAGGTGATATTGATCCTCCTCCTCTCGGCTACGTTGTTTGAATCGCTCCCATCCCAAGTCGTGATGTCCACTGACTGCTCAACGGAGTCTGCGGAACCCTTCAGGAAGACTTTATAGTCCACCTCATAGGCACTCTGCTGAACGAAGAGGAAGGCCCTCTCAGCTTCAGCTGCATTGGTACCTGAGCCGAGCGCAGTGGTCTTCTGTGAGTTCAGAACGAAGGTGTAGTCCGCTACCGTCACAGCCCTGAAGTCAGCCACAGGGTCACTTGAGGTCAAGTAGGCGAAGTCTGACGCATCAGCTTCATCGTCTGCTGAGTCGTAGACTTGGACTTCTGCTCCTGTCGTGAGGTCAAAGACAGAGACATCAGTGTTCCTGAGGATTACTCCGTACCTCTCGCCTACCCCACGGTCGATGGTGTGGACCTTCGCAATCCCAGGATCACCAGCAATGACCTTGGCAATGTTCTCAGTCGGAGGACGTTTGATCAGCCCATCCACCACAGACGCTAGGGCGTTGTCTGAGGCCTCTGCCTGGTTAGGGAACCTCACAGACGAAGGCTGCTGCGAGACTCCACCCAGGAGCCCAGGGACCGAGCTAGAGATCAGCGTCATCTAGAACTGACTTGGTTGAGGGGGCCGACGAAGAGAGCTCGAGACACATCAGGAGCCTGCAGCATTGTGTAGTCCGCAGTGTCTCCTTCGAACTCCTTGAGTCCTACGAGGGCCTGGTACTCATCCCTCGATGTGAAGGCGTTCTGGGTCTGATCACCGATAACGCGGTCCTGCAGGATCCTTGCGGCCCTGATTGTTATGTACCTCTTAGCAGACTCAGGGAGCTCCTCCCAGACCAAGTGGTACACAGCGTCCACCTTGATGACCTCGGTGAAGACGTAGGTGTGGTCCTTCAGGTCGTACAGCCGGCCATTGCGGAGGACGATGTCCTTGTCTGTGTGGTTGCCTACAGCAACGTCCAGCCTGACAACTGAAGTAGGGACCGTGATGAACCCGTCAGAGTCGAAGGACATCTCTACATCCTTCTCAGTGTTGTAGTGCCACCCCATGTTGTCCACCTCACGGTGGATCTCGAGGAGGATGTTCTGCGCCATGATCACTGAGGGAGTTGCCGTCGAGGAGTCCAAAGAGGACACCGGCATCTCACCGATAACACTCAGCATCGTGTTGACTGCAGTGAGCTCTGAAGTCGAAGAGGAAAGTGAACTCGTATCACTCGACCCTGCCGACAGGTTGCTTCCAACCAGGACCGGGGTGATCGTTGTCGTTGTGCTCGATGAGGGCATGAGTTCCTTGTAGGCCGACTAGAGAAAGAGGTGGGGGACTGCCAATCCAATCCTAAGAATGGCAGCCCCCCGAGAAGAGATCAGTTACCTGACCTACTTACTCATTAAGTGAACGCCGAGGTGTTGAGCTCGATGCAGGCGTTAGCGCGGAGGTAGTTGTGACCCACGCACATCTTGCCGACGAGCAGCGTTCCCAGGTTCTGCGGGATGTAGTCGCTGGTGACCGTGAGGTCGCGCAACTGGGCCGTACCCACAGCGGTCTCGTGGAAGACGTACCCCAGGGCTGCCGAGGTGTCCTCTTCGTAGTCCGTGTTGGTGCCGGTCTCTTGACTAGTACCGGAGTTGGTGTCCATGTTCTGCGACATGACAACCTTGATACCTGCAATCGTGATCGGAGCAGGGGCTGCCTGCTGGACCGAAGCAGTTCCACCGATCCGACTGTCCACAGGGTTAGCTGCGGCAGTAGGAGCGATCTGAAGGAGGTTGTAGTACATCCCAGGAGTCACGACTGCCCAGCGCCGGCCATCAGCCGCACCGGGGACATGCATCTTGTCGAGCAACTCAGCAGCATCGAAGAGGTAGGCAGCAAGGGCCGAGCCACTCGTAGCGTGGTCTGCCTGGGTAATCTGCTTGTCAGTGTTGGCTGACAGGTTACCGAGTTCACCAGCAACAGACGCATCAGCGCGAGCGGCCTGAGCAAGGACCTTGAGGACCTGCTTGTCGAACTTCTGACCGAGAGCGAAGCCCAGCTCTTGCGCGTAGGCCTGGCGCTCGGACCAGTGGTTCTTGAGCTCCTGGATCTCAGGCACGAACGCGCTCGAGGTCAGCATGGAGTCAAGGGTGATGATCCGCTGGTTGTGCGGGATCGAAGAGAGGTAGGTGCCTCCAAGGAGGTCCTCACCTTCGGTGTGGTACGACGCCGCAGCGCGTCCGACGACGGGCATGGAGACAGCCTTGCCCTGAGAGACCTGCTTGATCATGTGCTTGTCGCGCATGACGGTGGCCTCTTCGAAGGCCGCCATGACCTCTGAGCCGAAGAGGGTCAAGAACATGGCATCCTGAGTGGTGCCGTCGTAACCCGGTTGGGTCAGTCTTGTGACGTTAGCCATTTAGCTAATCCTTTGGCGCACTTGCGCCTGTAGAGAACAGTTGAAAGGGACAGTTACGACCCGCTTCAGAATGCACCGCTACAGGTTGTCCTGGCGTACCAGGGCCTGCCGTTCGCCTATCAGTCGCTAGGTTGCTCGATTGCCGGCTCATCCTCACTTGAGTCGCCCCGGACGCAGTCGCGCAGGAGTGCCAAGAAGGAGCTCACCACCGTTCCGGTGAGAGCCGTGAGTACGGCTATGTGTTCTCCGGGCAAGTAGAAGCAAGCCATGAAGAACACACTGATCATGAAGGTGACTGCAGCAACGCTCACCATGGGGAGCTTCTCAGCTGCAAGCTGTTGGGGGGTCTTGCGAGCCTGGGCCTCAATCGCTCGCATCTTGGCCTCAGCCTCGAGGAGCATGACCTCAGCGTTAGTGTCTACTACGTTAGCCCTACGCCTGGTCTGTTGGGGAGTGTCTGATGAGGTCATGGTGTCCAGTCAGGAAAGAAGAAAGTGGGTCATCTCCAGATCTTTCTTCTCCTGTTGGCGACCCAGAACCCAAGGAACCCCATGAGGAGGATCCCGAACATCCCAATCGGCAGCCAGAAGGGGGGAAGCTCCCCGCTCTCCCGCACCTTAGCGGTGAATGAGGTTCCTCCTTCCCCATCGAGGGCCCTCTCCTTCTCAAGGTTGGCCTCTCGGATAGCTCTACGCTCATCCTGAGTCAGGCCACGGTCCTCGAAGGGAGGGATGTGCCAAGTCAGGGCTGCGTAGGTGGTCTCTGAATCCCCGGCATAGTCCATACCAGGTCGATCAGTCTGGAGCTCTCCATCATGAGAGCCCATACCGTGCCCAATGGTGAGCTCATCTGGTGCGAGGACATCCTTCACCCCAGTCCCGGCACAAGATGCCAGGAGCAGGGCGAAGATTGCTCTCACGCTTCGGCTTCCTCAGAGACCACAGCAGCCTTCCTGCGTCTCCGAGCACCATTTAGCAGGGCAGCAGCGGCGCCACCACCCAAGAGCCCAAGGGCAGGGTTGATGCCTCCGAGGACGCTCCCAATAGTCGAGGACACAGAGCCGCTCTGGTCAGCGATGACATCCCCAACCGTAGTCTCAACCTCTACGAGCTCACCTGTCTCCTCATCCTCAACCGTGACCACCACAGGGGAGTCAAGGAGAGGATCCAGGAGGGCGCAACTGGAAAGGCCAGCCAAGATGAGGGGAATGCAGAGGTAGCGCATCAGGCTGCCTTCTTAGCCATACCTCGAGAGATCGAGTAGCCGGCCATCGCTACCCCAAGGGACACAATAGCTGCCATCTGGAGCCTGGGGTCGAAGTCCCCGGTGCAGATAGTGCTGCACAGAGTCAGCATACCTGCGAGGGAGACACCCTCAGAGCTCTTGAGGAGTGATCCCGTTGACAGGGGACCTAGTGTGACGGGCTTGGGGTCTTCCATGAGATTAGCTAGAGGTTTGTGACAGCGAGCCTGCGTTCCACCTCTTGGCGATACGCATCACTCTTGCGGTAACGGGGATCACGCATGGCCTCGACCACTTGAGAGCGGTCAGCGAAGGGCTCAAGACCACCAAACTGTGGTGCCTTGCCCGTAACCATGTGCGGACTTGAGGTCTGGTTCTTGTACTGAGCGTGGAGACCCCGGATGGCGAGTTGTGCAGCAGCTGCATCCCCGGCTTCTACAGCACGGTTGTGGGCAGCCTGGTCCTCAGCACTCATGTTCTTCTGGGCCCAGTCCATCATGGCCTGGTACTCAGCCTCACCACCTACAGCCTCGTAGACGGCTGCGGTTTGCTGGGCGACGAGAGCCTCAAGCCCAGCCATGTATGTATCGATCATCGGCTGAGGGATACCCATGTCTGTCATGGTCTTCAGTTGATCATCAGTGATACCACCAGTCTCCTGGTAAGCCTGAGCAGCCTGGTCCCAGAACCCCTCAGGGAGGTTGGAGTCCCCTGAAGGCTCTGCATCCTTAGGAGCCTCCTCCTTCTCTGGAGCTCCTAGCTTTCCCTCGAGCTCGGCGTAGGCCTGAGCCATAGCCTCTGGAGATGTGAACTTCTCAGGCAACCACTCAGGGCGCTCTGCATCAGGAGCCGGCTCTGCTGCAGCCTCAGCCTGAAGCTCCTCGATCTTCGCCAGGTCTTCCTTTGAGAAGGCTTCCTCAGCGGGCGGGTGACTGGCTACGAACTCTTCTCTCGACATACTGATCTCCTGCCCTACTGGGCTTGTTGCGGCATCTGTGCCGCGATCTCATCCTTGAAGTTACTCATGACTGAGGGGCCGAGTTGACCCGCCATCTGAGCCTGCATGGCCTGCTGATCGGCCTGCTGGACTTCTTCTTCACTCTTGACCAGGCCGGCAGCGTTGATCGATAGGGCTGCAGCAGACCTACGGAGGTACTCAGGAACCTCAATGAACCGAGCCACAGCCTCAGGGCCAAGGGTCTGATAGGCACCCTGGACGAACGTGGAGAGGCGCTGGAGGTCCTGGGTACGGCCAAGGCTGGGCAGCCCTGTGATGACCTGAGGCCGTACCAGGTTGGCAGGGAGGTTAGGGAGCTTCCCTGACTTGGAGAGCCGCCCGAGAAGAATACGGACTATCGGGGCCATGAGCTCCTGAGCTAAGTTTGAGTAGACGCCCCCAAGAGTCTCCTCTAGCTGGGCAGCCACGATCTCCACTTCTCGAGCGGTGGTGCGTTCAGAGTCTCTGATCAGTCCAGTCGTGAGCATGAAGGCCTGTGAGAGGCGCTCCTCTGCAGACCTCAGGACTGAGTAGGCAATCTGTAGATCGGCTGCCTTCTGTGTCTGGAGGACGCTAACGTCCCCAGCATTACCCTCGATGATGGCACCGTTCTGGGCTGAGGCTAGAGTCCTCTGCCTGGTCACACCCGTGGGGCTGACCATGAACAGGGTCCTCGCTGAGATAGCAGCAGCCTCAGTGACACTCTGGCTGATCGACTCTGTAACCCTAAGGTCCCCTAGGTGCTCCTCTACCAGGGACCGGCCATAGGATTCGGCTGCATTCGCCGCAATGAATCGGAGGGGGATCCAGGGCAGGGTAGCCTCGTCATACTCACCCTCTGTCCCAGGGACTATCTGATTGTGGATCTCCTGGAAGGTGTAGAAGGTCCCGTCCTCCTGCCTCTTGACACAGGTATAGACAGGGACAGCCTTCTTGCTGCTGTTGCAGTAGGCCTTCAGGATGTCTGGAAGGGCCTCGAAGGGGATATCCTCCTTGATCACCAGGGTCAGCAGTGACCCGTCCCCACCCCTCTCTACAACGTAGGAGTTCAAGTGGTGGACCCGGATCTGGCCTGTCTCAGAGAGGAAGAGGCAGGAGTTCCCGGTGATGATCAGGTGCCTGAGGACCTGGAACAGCTGGATCCTAGCGTTGGAGGCATCAACCTCCTTATGGACTGTCTCCTCGATTAGGGCGAGGGCAGCGTCCATCTCCCCCAGGAGGTCATCCATCCCAGTGCTCTTCGCGAGCTCCATAGCATCGTACTGGAGCCTGAAGAACCTACCCCCAGGGGGCAGGAGGGTCATCAGGATGCGGCTCGCCAGGTGAGTACAGCCCCTAGATCCCGTGGAATTGTAGGGCTGGGCGAACTGCTTTGAGCCTGTATGCCCCTCAGAGGGCATGACGCTAGGGATTGTAAGGAGGGAGCAGTCCCTCGCACGGTCAAGGAAGGGCCTTCGCTGGGTCTCCAGCTTGGAGTAAACCTTGGCCGCAGTGGTACTCATGCGTTGATCTGAGGGATCCGGTAGAGGGAGGTACCCATCCGAGCGGATTGCTGCTGGGCAACCTGCTGGGTCTTAGGACGCTGGACGCGCTTCGCGCTAGGTGCAGGCTTCGGCGGCGGCGGGGGAGGCGGCGGCGGCGGATCTGGCATGCTAGGGCTTGAGCACATCTTCTTCCTGCTGTTGACGGTAAATGGAATGGAGCCACTCGACAGTCGCCCTCTGACCAGCTTTGAACCAGACCTCTCGAGTCCGATCTTCAAGTCGGGCAGGGGTGGAGGGGAACCGACTATCAAGTGCCTCCAGGAGTTCCAACTTGATGAGGGGAATCGGAACTTCCTTAGACTGGTCCTCAATCATCCGATTCCCTCATAGATGTCAGGAGGATTATGTAGTTGATGGCATCAAGTGCAGTGTCCCTGAAGGACTCTGAAGTCACCTGAGGATCACGCTTGAGTAGGTTTGCCATGCGGCTGACCTTGTCACAGAACCTGACGAAGATTGCGTCCTGTGTGCCGCATACCTCAAGGAACTCAGGGAGCTCGAAGTTGCTCAGAGGGCGTGAGCCCTTCGCCGCGTAATCAGCATTCTTCTTGACATAGATATCCAGAGCCTCCCTGCAGAAGCTCGAATGGAACTCACGGATTGATCCGCTGCTCAAGTCTTTGACGGGTTCCAAAGCAGCACCTCCTTCCTGCGCTCGTTCCACTCAGACTTGCGGAGGATGCGAGCTACACGGGCCTGCACCAGAGCCTCCTCTTCGCAGAGCCCAGCCTTCTCATAGGTGTCCACTACTGCCTCCCAACTGCAGTCCTCATCCAGAATGCGACGAGCTCTAACAGCACCTATCTTCGGGCACCCTGAGTATCCATCGGTTGTGTCGCCCGACAGAGTCTGGAGAAGGTGGTTGTAGTCAGCCTCCCCCTGAGTCACATCATAGACATCAGGATCTTCCTTCCAGGGGTTGTAGTGCAGGCCGGCAATCGTATCGAGGTCCTTGTCAATTGAGACGATGACCTTCTCCCCCTTGATCCTGCGCCCCGTCATGAGGATCCCGAGGACATCATCAGCCTCAAGGCCAGGCAGTAGCCTCGAACGATACACATCCTGGACGTACTCCTTGAGCTCGAGATAACAGATCGGCTTCCGGGTCTTCTTCCTCCCTGACTTATATGTAGGCAGGATCACCTTTCTAAAGTTCTCTGTGTCGCTGATACACATGACCACTGCATCAGCGTCGAGATCCTCCTTCAATTCCTGCACAGCTAGATCGATCCTCTCCTTAGCTTCTCGAGCATCTGCTGAGATTGTGAACCGGTCAGGCTCCCACTCAACCACCCGCTCTACTGCAGTGCTGCACTGATACAACATGACATCTGCGTCAATCAGCAGTGTCCTCTTCTCTTCCTTCTCCAAGTCCTTACTCCTCCTCTGGTGTGTAGTCGATGCGTTTCAGCATCTTTAGGTCTTTGACCAATCGGCTTCGACGTTCTGTATTCGGAGCCGAATAATAGATCTGCACAAGCAAGAGGGCCTGATCCCTCTTCTCATGTAGATGTGTGTAGAGACGCTCACTGAGTCTGACGGCATGGATCCCGTAGATGGCCCACTCGTATATGGTGCGAGTCCTCTTCGTCTTATGCTTCCGTACCCGGACCTTCCCTCCAAACCTGTCTGCGATATTGAAGAGGACGTAGGGGAAGGTGTTACTGACGATGATGCGGACACCACTAGTCCCACCCGCGTACCAGCAACCTTCTGCATCGAGAAACCCAGCGAGATATACGAGGTACTCATCGTCAGTGAGTCTCAGCCCATGAGTCCCCGACCGAGAAGTCAGCGGCCATTGGACAGGGAAAGGAGAATCCTCCTGAGGAGTCTCCGATTGCTCGGACTGCTTCTTCTGCGACTTCTTCGGCATGGGTTTCGATTACTTCCAGTTGGAGCTCGTCATGTACATGAGCGACCATCGCCCACTCCACCCCATACGCCAGCCGGTCAGCGAGTCTCCTGTGCAGCAGGACTGTTGCGTTCTTACAGAGCAACGCAGCGCCTGACTGCAGCAAAAGATTCACAGCTGAATGAGGGGACCTGACAGGGAGCTTCCTCCTATCCAGGCCCCAGAGATGTCCTCGCTTTGCTGCCTCCATCACGCCCTGCTTGAACTTCTTCAGGGCCGGCATCTTCGCGTACCACTTCGCCTGTAGTTCCTTGCCCTCCTTAGCCCCTCCACCTACTACTTCACCGAGTAGTTGAGCAGACCCCCCGTACAGCCAGCAGTAGACAGCGGTCTTAGCCTGTGGCCTGCTGATCTCTAGAGCATCAGCGTTAGCCTGGTGGACATCCTGATTCAGGACGATGTCCATGTACTTCCCACCATCGAACTTGTGCAGGTAGCCGGCGAGCACCCTGAGCTCTGCTGACTTCAGGTCTACCCCGACGAGCTTGTACCCTGGGGGTACGGTGAAGAGCTCGCGGAATTCCTTGCCATACTCAGATCCTATGTTTGGTATCTGAGCGACGTTCGGATTCATATGCGAGCATCTGCCGCTGACGCTGCCTATGTGCAGGACTCTCCCGTGGATCCTCGAGTTATCCCGCACAAGCTTGAGCAGTGCGTTCTTCCCGTTGACCAGTTGACCAAGACGCTTGTCCAGCATGAGCGACTTGAGCAGGACCTTGGCCTCAGGGTAGGGCATACCTTTGAGTACACCCTCGTCGATCTTAGGCCGGCCATCTGGTGTGAAGTCCTTGGGCTCCCAACCCATAGCCTTGAACCTCTCACCAATCTGCACCCTTGAGGATGGATTGAATGCGATGGTCCTGGTCTTCTTGATCTTCTTCTTAGGTGTCTCGTACTCCTCCTCAATGGGGGGAAAGGACTCCTGCAGTTGATCATCAAGCTCTGCTCTATCGGCAACCAGTTGAGCAGCGAGGGCCTCAGCCTTCTCTCTGTCGAACCCAAACCCATGCAACTCCTGGAGTAACAGGGTGACCGCGAAGGAATGCTCTAGCCTGACTGCGTCCTCAGACAAGTGCTGCTTCTCAAGGAGCTCCCAGAGCGCAAGGGTCACCCGGCAATCCTGGAAGCAATACTCCATCATCTCCTTTGAGAACCCTGAGCTTGCCCAGTCGACTTCGTCTCCGAAGTTACCCTTCAGTAGACCGAGTCTGTGTCCCCAGGCCTTCAGGCTTTGTCGACCGATGAGCTCCTTCGGGATAGCTTCAGGGTCAGCTGAGTGCTTCTGCCAGTCTGTCTCCTTCAGGTTGGGGAAAGCCAGGCGTGACATCACCAGGGTATCCCTCACCTTGCCCGTGATCTTGAAGTCAGGGTAGACCCGGCGCAGCAGAGGTAAGTCATACCCAATGATGTTGTGCCCACACACCGCATCAGCCTCGCTCAAGATCCTAAGCCCCTCCTCAATACCGGGGCCCTGGTAGCAAGTGGTCCTACCCTCCTCGTCTATCGTGCCGATCATGTACAGATCCTCAGGACCTGTGATCTCATCGAGTAGACCCCGAGCCTCTACATCAAACCAAAGCATCTATCTCTCCTCTTCATCCTCATCGGTTAGTTGATCCTGGATCGTCATGTCCCAGTCACAGATAGACTGGTAGAGACTGAGCCAGGCTAAGTCTGTGTCCCCCTCACCAAAGGCGTTGGCATCCACCCACCTCCTGGCTTGGGTCACTACCCTGAACGAGCGGAGGAGTAGGACCCTGACCTTCTGCACATACTCTGTGTGTTCGAGCCGCTCAACGATGAGATCCCTCTCTGCACGTTTGAGCTCACCCTTCGTTTGTCGCAGTTGGCTCTTGAGTGCGAAGACCTTCAGGTCACGCGAGGATTCAGATGTCATGTTCAAAAGGGAGGAGCTCCCTCTTCATCAGCCATTACCTTCTCCAGGCCTGGATCAAACTCTGTCAGCCGGCCTGTCTCCTCGTCGTACTTGAGGTGGCCGGCGGGACCGCATAGCCCTGACCACCTGTTCTTCACCACTGTCAACTTGGTGTGGTGTCGCGAGTCTTCGCTAGTGATGTCGCGGCTCAGGCCGATGACACCGTCAGCCAGTTGCGCGATGCCCCCGGAACCCCTGAGGTGGGAGAGTGCAACCTCAGCGCCACCTTCATGGTTGGTATCTCCAACCCTACGGAGGTGGGAAACGACGATCATCCCACACTCGAGCTCAGAGCACAGGGTCCTCAGGTTAGTGAAGAGAACATCCAGAGCCTTGCGCTCATCATCCAGGCCGAGGCCAGAGATAGCGATATGAGCGTGATCTAGGATGACCCACTGAGCCCCAAGAGACTTGACTGCATACCTGATCCGGTTGGTAAGCGCAGCCAGATCCATGGACCCGAAGTGATCATAGAGGATGACCTTGTCCTGGATCACATCCTCAAAGGCCTGGCGTACCTCAGGTGTGTCTGCCGACGAAGTCGATAGGAACACGGGCTCATTCAAGTGCAGGCTGATAATGCCCAGGGCACTACGCTTCACGCTCTCCTCAAGTGCGAAGTAAGCAACCTTGTGTCCCTGTTGAACGAGGCTGTAGCAGATCTCCCTAGTGAAGCTCGACTTTCCTACGCCTGTGCCGGCGGCGATGATGTACATCTCCGAGCGCATACCGTGGAACATCTGATCGAGCGATGGGTAGGGCCATGAGGCACGGGGTCCTACCTCCTCCTTGGTGATGGAGTCCCAGACATCCTCGTCTGAAGCAATGCCATCTGGCCTGTAGCTCTTAGCCTGGAAGATGCAGTCGATGAGCTCCTTGCTCCTACCAGCTGCGACCATGTCGCAAGCATCCTTCAGAGGGAGTCGGCCTATCCTCACCTTGCCAGGACTAAGGATCTCAGCACACTCCTGTGCTGCCTTTTGCCCACTAGCATCTGAGTCGAAGAGCAGGACCACCTCGGTCCATGCCTCAAGCCACTCGAGGTTCTTGAGGAAGGTACGCTTGGCTGAACTGTCTCCGCTAGGTACGGATACTGCCGGCCACTTACCCCCGCTTGCCTGGTGTACAGCGTGAGCATCATGCTCACCAGTGGTGACGATGAGCCTACCGAAGACAGAGGGGCCGGGGCTGAAGAGATGGTCTCCGTAGAAACCAGCGGCCTTCATGTCCCCGACCACTCTGAAACGCTTCGATGGGTAACGCAGCTTCTGAGCGACAATCCTCCCGTTACTCCCCCGGAAGGAAAATGCCAGTGTCCTGTTGCCGCTATCGTCAACAGCGAAACCCGCTCCGTACTTCTCTAGAGTAGCCCTTCGGAGCTTCCGATTCGAGATATCCTCAGGTTCCCCCGAGAGAAACGGACCACTCATCTTCTCTACCTTCTGCGCTGTACCGTTAGCCGGCGGCTGGTCCCCGAAGAACTTCTCACAGGAGAAGCAATAGGCTGTGCCATTGTCATAGACAGCCTTCGCATCGCTACTCCCACATGCCTCACAGGGCTCATGCCTCTGGAAGGTAGACTGGTCTTCCCTGGTCAACATCTACTTAGGGCCGTGAGGGATGAGTGTCACTTGGACACCAGGCGGTTCAGCCTTACAGGCGTACTGCTTAGTAGCTGAGATCCATACAACCTGGTTGTCATCGTGAAGCAGCACAGGAACCAGAGCATCTCCGACTGCCCGGACTAGCTTGTCGAGGTCAGGCTTCTTGACCGGGTACTCAGGAGCACTCGGCTTCAGTCCACTCTTACCGTAGTGACCCTTAGGCCTCGGCATGAAGAAGACTAGGTGTAGACCGACAGCCTCATTAGGTGAGCAGGTCCACATATTGGTCTGCTCCTGAGCACAGTTAGCAACGAGAGCTCGCCACTCCTTGAGCCCCTTGGCTGCGCTGGTTATGCGGGGCCTCCCCGCGACCATGAAGGCTCGCATGGAACCTTGTGGCCGGGGGAGCCCGAACGTCCTAAATGAGACAGTCACCTAGAAGTCTTCGCCGTCTTCACCCTGGATAGACTCAGCGAACTGATCAGAGAAGTCCTCGTTAGACTCGAACCCCTCCTCCTCCTGGAACCCGTGAGACTTAGCGTCAGATCCCCCAACACTTACGAGATCAATCACCTGGACTGCAGCGAGACGCAGGCTCACGCCAGCACCAAGCGATGCGGTGTACCAGCCGAAGGCATCAGCAGAGACTCGAATGATGCTGCCCCCTCCGATGTTCTCGTCCATCGGCTTGCCCTTAGCATCATAGAGGTCAGGCCTCTGCTCCCATGAGCGACCGTCCCTCGTCTCAACTAGGGCCTTCATCTTGAACTTGAAGGCGAGCTCACCAGTCTCCTCACCGTTCTGATCGGTGACCATCTTGTATGGAGGGTTCGCCCTCTTGAGCTTCTTCTTTCCCTCCCTCTTGCACAGAGTCACATACTCAGCCTCGATCAGTTGATCGACCTGGTCCTTGAACTCCTGGGCAACCTCACCCTCGAGCGCGAGCTCCACGGTGTACTCCCCCTTCGCGTTGAACTTACGCTCAGGCTCATTGAGCTTGGGCCAACGCGCTCTCCCCTTGGGACTAACTATCTGCGTCATCTGTCTTCATCTCCTAGTGGAAGAAATACTTGCTGTGCTGGAGCAGCTGGATATCAAAGTTCCCCTGCGGTGGGGGATCACTGAGCACTACCCCAGCAGGTAGGCTCGCTTGGACTTCATGCTTGAACTGCATGAGTGGGTTCTCAGAGAAGATGTCGATCCACGATTCCCTGAGGATGCGCCTTAGTTGAGGCACCTGAGCAGCGTGAACTCCATAGCTATCATGGACCCAGGCGAAGTCCTTCATGCCCTCGGCCTGAGCTCGATGGAGAGTCAATTGAGCAGCCGCTGCATCCCAACTGTGTACGAGGTTGGCCGGCGTTGCCTGACGAACACGCCTGGAATTGATGGCCTCTTGGTCCTCACGATAGAGGTGCTTCCTGCACACCTCACCTACCGAAGACTTGATCCTCTTGGTTGTCCACTTGCTGTACCTCTGGACAACGGGGAACCCTACGACCGGGGTAGTCCACCGAAGAGGGATCCCATAGGAGGAGCAGGTATCTGCTACCCCGTGCAGCCAGTCCATCACATCCTTAGCGGCCTGGACCGTCTCACCGATTGACTCCCACATGAGCTTCGCAAGGAAGGTGCAGTGATCGTAGGTCTCCAGGCTGAAGGGGGTGGGCTTACCATCCAACCGGAGCTCGTCATACCAGGCAGTGATGCTGCGCTGGCAGGAGTACATCGTGCTGCCATAGCAGAGAGTCATGCATGGCTTCTTCGCTGCCTCCCTCGGAACCCTACCGTTGGTGAACTGCAGCCAACCCTCAGCATGTGGGTGAGTGCTTGCCTCAAGCTTGCGGGTGACTGAGTCAGCCACCTTCTGGTAGATGTCAGCCGGCTTGTCGCCCGGACTCACGCTCACGGCCTCAGCTGTGGGGGTGTGGCGTAGGGCCAGGGCGTAGCACTGCAGTCCATTGTTCACACCGTCCACGTTGCAAGGGAGGTAAGACTTGTACCCGAAGCCCTCGTCGAGGAACTCAGCGTACTCAAGGCACCATGCGAGGAACTCCCAGGGTGAACCCTTAGCTTCTGCCCACCACAGGCAGTCAAGGGGATCCTGATACACAGCCCTGATGTTGGCCTCGTTAGCCTTTACCCAGGCGATGCGGTCCTCATAGGAACACTTGTCTTCCCCGAAGTGGTTAGCCCCTGAGATAGCGAAGGCATCAGCCTGCTCCTGGTCCTCGATAGCCATGCCATCCCAGAACTGCAGGAGGGCACGGGCCTTCGAATCTCCCATAGGCTGGAGGAAGTAGGGCACGGCATACATCCTCGACCTGAAGTCAGCTGACATCGGGTAGTAGAAGGGGACGCACTCAAACTTCTCAGCCATGTAGAGGAGCCGTGCGATCTGCACCCGCTTGCTCTTCAGCTTGAGGTTCTTCTTGTAGGTAGCCGAGGCGAGGCGCTTCCACTGAGTCAGGATCTCCTTGTCCTCGTCCATACCCTCTAGTGGGGGAGGCTTAGGTAGATCCTCACGGGAGGGGAGCTCCGCAATCTCAATGCTCTCATCCCATAGGTGCTTGAACACCTTCAGCACATCCTGATTGACAGCCCACTTGGTCCTCTGCAACGCATTGATTGCGCTGTAGAAGATGGGCATCTCAGTAGCCTCAAGCTCCTCGAGGTACTTCTTCCTACCTGTCTTGACGAGAGGCTTCCTCAGTATCTGGTTGGTGTGATAGCCGCCACCCCGCATACCTAGGTGATCGAGGGGAACCGCTGCAGTGGGTAGCCAGAAAGGCATGAGGATCTCATGCGCCTCATGTGCTGTTCTCAACCACTCCTCAGTGGCCGGCGTGGGGGCGATGACAGTCTGCTTCCTACCCCTCTCAGTAGTCTGGTTCACCACAGCGATGACCCCCTCCGAGGCACCCGTCATACCTAGGGTGGCCTGGCGCATGAGCTCGATAGCAGCAAGGCCTACCTGGATGCGCTGCTTCTTCGTCAACCCCTGCATCTCAATCTCGTAGGCCTTAGCCCCTCGGTTGAGAGCTCGCCTACGGAAGTGGGGCGATGAGATCTTGTGGCGCTTCAGGATGCGACTGAACTTGACAGGGTGTGCTGCTTTGAACTGGAGGAAGTTGATCTCATCCTCGAGGCATATACCAATGTGCTCTGCTGCAGAGATCATCGTGCGCCTAAGGCAGATGTCATCGAGCACAGCCTTGCCGATGATCATGGCAGCAACGTCAGGGTCCAGCTGGGTGAGCACTGCTACTGCTGGCCTACTGTGGGCGTAGGGTAGGGAGCACCACCTCTCGATAGCCTCACCTAGACGAGCAACACACTCACGCAAGAGGTGCCGGCCAGGTCCA